CGTCTGGGTCTCCTTGGACGTCAGGTGCACCGTGTACTGGCCCACGCCCGGGTGGTCGGCGGCGCGGGAGAACACCGGGGCCTGCGTGGCGTCGTCCTGCAGCAGGGCAACGGTGACCGGCCCGTCGGCGTCGGCGGGCGCGCCGTCGCGCATGACCTGAAGGCCGAAGTCCGCCGCCGAGTACCGGGAGACGTAGGCGCGGTCGGTGTACTCGTCGATCGCCATCAGGTGTCCGTCGAGTTCACGGCGAGGCCCCAACCGCGCGCCGACGTCAGGCGCATGGATCCCGTCTTCGTGGTCGAGGTCGGCGTGGTGTACATGTGGATGCCGAAGTTGTGGGACCCGGCGGACAGGGCGCGGATGCCGTGGACCGGGATCATCACCGAGCGGGACCAGCCGCCGCCGGAGGCCTGGATCTGCGTCATGCGCGTGTAGGAGCCGTTGTCGCCCAGCAGGGCGTCCGAGCCGTCGATCTGGACGCGGAAGGTCGCGTTCATCGTGTAGATCGACTGGCACTGGACCTCGACGTCCAGGCCGACCAGCAGGGTCGCGGGCCGGTTCAGGTTGAACGTGACGATCTTGTAGTAGACGTGGGTGTCCAGGCCCAGGGTCGCGTTCGGCCGGATCGAGCCGGAGAACACCGGCGGCGCCGACAGGGGCTCACGCCACGCGGTGCCGGTCCACATCAGCTCGCGCCGGGTGTCCGTCTCGAAGATCCGCATGCCCGCCTGCGCCGGACCCCAGGCAGGCCGGGACTGCGAGGTGCAGATGTAGGCGCCGGGGTACGCGTCCAGCTTTGAGCTGTTGTCGTTGAAGTCCTGACGCAGGAAGGGGTCCGACTGGTCGTACGTCTTCAACCCCAGCCGTGGTGTAGTACCGGACATCGCCGCCCTCTCCTCGTGTCGCCTTCGCCCCTTGGCGCCCGCGAGAGGGCCACGAACAGCAAGCAGCCCCGTCCCGGAGTCGTGGGACGGGGCTGCAGGGACCAGCTAGGTCAGACCACGGTGTAGTTGTTCGACGGAGTCGACGTGGCGTTCTGCAGCTGGCCGATCGCGGTGACGGTGAACGTGATGACGTTCGACACCGTCAGACCGGGAACGTTGATCGTCAGCGCGGACGGAGCCGCGTGGACGGTCTGGCCCGTGGACGCCTTGACGTCGTAGCCGCCCGACGGCTGCCCGGTGGTCGGCGCCGTCCAGGTCACGTTCGCGGTCGTGGTGGCACCAGCCGCCACGGTGGGCTTGCCGGGCACGGTCGGCGCACCGTACGAGCCCTGGTCGATCGTGCCGTCCGAGTTGTAGATCGGGTTGACGATGTTGTCGGCCGTGTAGGACGTCGCCCGCACCTCGTCCGTGTTGGTCGCGGCGACGGCGGCCGCAGAGAACGGGCCGAACGCGCCGTTGCCGTTCTTGTTCGAGGCCGCCACGCGGAACTTGTAGGCCTGGGCGCCGACGACATTGCGGAACCGGATCGTGGTCACGTTCGCCGCAGCGAAAACGCGGCCGCCGGTGTCCGACTCGATGATGTATCCGGTCACCTTGGCGTCCGGGCCCGGGTTCGCGACCGCCGTCCAGTTGACCGTGATGAACCGGTCACCGGCGACAGCCGTGGGCGCGACCGGAGCGGCCGGAACGGTCAGGGTGCCCGCCGCGACGGCGCCGAACGCTGCGGTGTCCGTGGTGCCGGACTGCCACACGATCGGGTTGATCGGCTGGGTGATGCCGTTGCCGACCGGCGAGTCCGTCTTCGTGGTGTCCGCGTTCGACGCGGCCGAAGGTACCGGCTGAGCGTGCGGCGCCTGGTACTTGTCGACCACCGTGCCGGTCAGGGTGTCCTTGGTGCCCGAGAGGGTGGTCGCCGTCGGCGTCCACCCCGCAGCGGTACCGAGGGCCACGCCGGAGGTGTCGGGCTCCGTGACCGGGCTGGGAGCCGCACCCGGCAGACCCTTGGTGCCGATGGTGGCGGTGGTGTCGCTAGTGCCGGTCTGGTCAGATGCAGCCATCTCAGCCCGCTCCTTTACTTCTCAGCAGGCGCGGACGCCTGCGCCTTCTTGGCCGGGGGACGCTTGGTCGTGGTGCGGGCCTCTGCCTTGGGCTCCGGCACAGAGGGGCTCTTTTCAGCCGCCTTCTCCTCCGGCTCCTCCGGCTCCTGGACCTCCTCGGCCACCGGCTCCTCGGCCGCCTCGGCGCCGAACGCCACGGCAACCTGGTCGAGGCGCGCGTAGGGGCTGCCGCCGACGCCGGAGGTGTCGAGGGTGCCGGTCACCAGCAGGGCACGCTCGTGGTCACTCATGCTCATAGGGCTCACACCTTGAAGAGGGGTTCGATGACGACACGGAGGGGCTTGTCGACGGCCTTGTAGGACTCGGTCCCCTCGTCGAACTCGTGGACCACGCGGATGGCCGACAGAGGCGCCTCGGCCTCCGGCTGGCGCACCTTGACCTTGCCGAGCACACGCAGCAGCTCCGAGTCGGCGGAGATGTCGTCGTCGATGACCAGCACTCCGTTGCGCACCGCTCGCACGAGCGGGGGCAGCAGCGCGGTCTCGCGCGAGACGAACTGGACGTCGCCACCGGCCTCGTCACCAGCGCCCTCGAAGCGCAGGTAGGACTTCGGGCGGTCCGGGTCCGGAGTGACGACGACGACTCCGTTCGACGGGTTGGAAAGCTGGAGCTGCGTGACCGGCATGATGCCTCCTAGATCAGGTGACGGGTCCTCCGTCACCCCTTGAGCGGCCGGACCCCACCCCAGACAGCACTCAACCCCCGGGAAGGGGGAACCCGGGGGTTGAAGCTGGCGGCCGGAGAACGGAGCCGCACTGAGGGCCCACCACAAACCCTCTTCACCCCCTATGCATCCAGGGGGGACGGGAGACAGTGACGCTGGCCGAATTTCTACGGCGAGACAATGGATTTCCGAGAGTGCCTTCCAACTCGCCAACGGCTGTGCCAAAGTGAGAATATGTCAGCCCGCCAGACGACACCCCGAGCTCACGCCCGGCAGTGAATCCCTGGCTCCTTCGGGGGCCGGGGTTCGCCAGGTCACGACCAGCAACCCACCTGGTCGAAGCACCCGAACCCATGGCGGAGCGCCCCCTGAAGTGTGGGTACGACGAAGGCCCCTCCCGATCGACGCGGGAGGGGCCTTCGCTGTCACGCCAGGGCGAGCAGCTTCAGCAGGGCCTCGCGGGTGGCCGGAGGCGGCACCAGGCTTTCCTGCGTGAGGACCACCAGGGGCGTGCTCGACTTCTCGCGGAAGGCGGCCCACTTCGGCTCGTCGACCTCGCGCACCAGCCCCTTGATCTCCACGGCCACAGCGCGGGCACCGACCTTCACCGAGAAGTCCGGCGCGTACCAGTGGTCGCCGTCCCAGGCGACGCCGTCAGCACGGTCGTACCGCTCTCATGGCACCCCGTAGACGGAGCACAGCCCGGCGAACATCGCCTCGTAGCCCGAGTCGAGGACGTTGTCCTCATACTTCCACTGGATCTTCCCCGACGACTTCGCCTTGCAGGCGTTCGAGCAGAACCGGTTGGGCCCCTGGACGCTGGCGAACCGCTCAAAATCGGTGCCGCAGACTTCGCACGTGTGCTGAGTGCGCTTCTCCGGGTTGCGACGACCGAGCTGGGAGCACTCCGGGGAGCAGTACTTCTGTCTGGACGTCCTGCGCCCCTGGGGCAGTTCGAAGGTCTTCTCGCAGTATGCGCAGATGCGCGTCGGGGCGGGTTCGGCCTTGGCCGCCTTGGCGGCGACAGCCAGCTTGGAATACATCGCCTGCTCGGCCGAAGTGCGGCGCTCGACGGACGACTTCACCTCGACGCCCGCATCGTGCAGCCACTGCGAGACCATGTTGACGCCCCGGCCGAGGTGAGTAGCGATGCTCTCGATCGTCGCGTTCTTCTGGGTGTACAGGCGGACCGCCGTCTCTGCGTCCTGTTTGGCCTGCAGAGCGGCGCCACCCTCGTCGGTGATACCGGCCTCGTTGACCCACTTCGCCACGGTGGCCGGGGCGATCTTCAGTGACTCTGCAATCTCCGAGTACCGCTTGCCCTCTCGGTACAGCAGGAGGGCGTGGTCCCGGTTGGAAGCGGTCTTGGCTGCCCGCCCACCCTTGCCGGTCAGCCCTCGTGAGCGGATCCACGACTGCACGGTGCTGACAGACACTTTGGCCTTGGCGGCAATGGCCGGGAGCGGTTCCCCCTCCAGGTACTCCCCGATGGCCGTCTCCATGTGCTGGCTGCGCTTAGACGGACGCCTCACGCCTGCACGGTCAACCCAGTTCCATACCAGGTTGTCCTTCAGGTCGAGCTCCCTGGCAACCTGCGCGACGGTCTTCCCCTCCACATAGAGGTCGATGGCTCTCTGCTTCAGCTCACTGGACATACAGCGCCCCCTGTTCCGTTCTAGCGGTAGCAGGAGTCAAGCAGATGACGACACTCTCGTCAAATTTAAATGGAAGGGCTGGGTGTTTGTAGAGATAGTCTTCATGTACTCCGGGGAGAGCAAAAGAAAGGCCCGCCGCTCCGAAAGCGACGGGCCTCCCATCTGCGCTGGTCAGCTGCTGTGCAGTGACCCAGCCACCTAGGACTTCTGAATGACCGCGAGCCCACGCGGGTTCAAAATCAGCATGGAAACCATCTCGTCGAACACCCAGCCCTTCCAGAAGGACTCGACGCGGTGGTTTTCCTCGACGTCCAGCGAGTACAGGACCGGGAAGACGCCCAGGAACTGCGGGTCCGGCGTCAGGAAGATCTTGTTCTGCGGGATGACGATCGAGCGCTGGATCTGGAACTCGCCGAACGAGGTGATCGTCTCACCGGCGACGACGCGGTCCTTGAAAGCCCAACCAGTTTGGTTGATGTCCCACCGGTACATGTCCCGGTAGTCGAACGGGTTGATCAGGATCCGGCTGGACTGCAGCTCGTGCATGTCGGTCGTGGCGACCGCGCTGTACAGCGAGCCCGGCGTCAGGTAGCCGGAGGCCTCGGTGATCGTGTGGTTCGGGGTGACCGTGTGGTCGGAGCGGGTCGCGTAGTCCGAGATCGCGGCCTGCAGGATGGTGACGAGGCGGCTGTCCTCCTGCTTGAGGATGGCCTGCTTGGTCTCGTCCTGCGCCTGCTCGACGGCGTTGATCCGCAGGTAGAGGAGGTCCTCCTTGCGGATGGCCGGACGGCTCGCGATGCGGAAGAACCGCACCTGGATGCGCTTGCCTTCGAACGGCGTGATGCGAACTTCGCCGTCCGTGCCGGACATGATGTACGCCTGTCCGAGGTCGTCCCAGACGTCGTACTCGACGGGGGTACCCGGGGTGCAGGGGTCCTCGACCAGGACGTTTCGCGTGATGCCCTGGTAGCGGAGCTTGAGCTGGATGGGGCCGATCATGCCGACGCCAAGGCGCTTGATGCCGTTGACAGAGTCGGAGGCGACGGCCTGGAGACGCTGCTGCTTCGCCTGGAAGGAGAGCGGCTGGCCGCCACGAGCCTCGCGGCGGGCGAGGATTTCGGAGACGTAGTCGTCCGACTTCTTCGCGGTGACGCCGCCCTTGTGGCCGAGCGCTGCGGTCATGGTGAGTTGAGTCCTCTCGCGTGGCTCAGGCGCTTAGCGCAGGCCGCCGATGGTGATCTTGGACGGGGAGTTGACCTTGAGCAGGCGGCCGACGGCCTGCGTGGAGATCGCGGTGGCGACTGCACCGTTCGTGGCGAGCGCGAGCTTGCCCCGGCCGGTACCGGCGGTGATCGCGTAGACGAGCTTCTCGGTGGTACCGGTGGGCTCGGTCCAGGTCTGGGTGTCGTCGAACGCCGGGGAGAGGACCTCGAACTCGGAGTCGGCACCGAGGATCCAGACGGACGTGGCGTTCACGCCGACGTCGAGCAGCGGGTCGAAGCCGTCGCCGCCGACGTAGTCACCGGCCAGGCCGTAGGGCATGCCACCGGCGCCGATGAGGCTGACGGTCTCGCCTGCGGTCTGCGCGAGGACCATTCCGGGCCAGATGTTGACGCTGCGGTCCCACGCCGGGTCGAGGAACACCGACTTGGGGGTTGCCTGCGTCCACGCGTACAGCGGTCGCAGAGTGCGCTTGATGTGGGCGAGGTTGGCCCGCACGCGGATCATGTGTTCCGCCTCCATGTATCTCGGCTGGCTGCCGGGACCGGCAGGCCGTCTTCACCCCCTAGGCGCGCGGGACCCGGGGGGAGACAGGGGCCAATAGCAAGGAATTTCTGAGGACATGACGAAGGGCCCGGCACAATGCACCGGGCCCTTGGTCGTGGGGGTCTTACTCGAACAGGGCGGAGACGTCCGAGTCGCCCGCCAGCGGGGCTGCCGAGGCGGTCGCCTGGGACGCCAGCGAAGGCGCCACACGCTCCGAGCTGCGGGCGGCGACGCGGCCGTTGGACGGCGCCGGGCGGGCGCTGGCCGCCTTGTGGACGCGGTCCAGGACGCCGATCTCGTGGTTGATCAGCGCGTCGGTGCGGGACTGGTCCGCCTCGAGGCGCGCGGCGACCTGGAGGTCGTCGCCCTTGGCGAGCCCGGCCGCGATCTGCAGGCGCGCCAGGCGCAGGCAGGCGTGGGTGCGGGAGGGGCTGCCGCCGCTGGCACCGGCCATCTCACCCGTGGTCACCGGGTTGGAGTTGGACTCGTTCGGGCTGATGGTCCAGGGGAAGGCGGTCTCCCAGTTGGCCGGGTTGCCGACACGGACGTCCGTCTCGATGCGGGTCTGGTCGCCGCCGACCTCGCCCGTGTTCACGCCGGAGACCGGCGAGGTGACGTCCTGCAGGTTGTTGTACGGCTCGGTGGGGAGCGTGCCGCCCGGGGTGAGCGCGGTGTCGGTCGCGGCCGCCGGGACACCGGCGGTGGAGTTGCCGGTCATGCCCGGGGAGCGGACGTCGTCGTTGGTCTCCGGCGTCGCGGCCTGCTCGGTGGTCTCCACCGGCGCCTGCTCCGGCCCGTCCGGGATGGGCTGGGCCGGGTTGTTGATGTCGGCGGTCTTGTAGACGGCCACACCCAGGGCCTCGACCTCGCTGGTGATACCGGCGAGGCGGGCGATCAGCGCGATCTGGTTGCCCTGGATCTCCAGCAGCGCGCCCTGGAAGGCCAGCTGCTCGCGCTGACGGTCGATGACGGCCTGCTGCGCGGCCACGGCGGTCATGAGAGGTCGGCTCATACTGGGCACTCCTTCAAAGCCTTCGGAGCTCACGACGGCTGCCGTGGGCAGGTTTCACTGCTTCAGCCGCGCGGGAGCTGCGGGACAGCAGGCGGAGGCACAGAGGCTTCGCCGCCGAGCTCGGCAGGGCTCAGCAGCTGTGCCTTCTGGCAGTTGGGGCAGACGTCACCGGCGACCACGCCGTCGCCCGGTCCGGGCTGGCCCATGTTCTGGGTCTGCGGGGCGGAGGCGTCGGCCGCGAACCCGCAGGAGGGGCACTCGAGGTCGGGGATGCCGTCGCTGGGGTGGCCGACCTGCGGCTGCTCGGGCATCTCCATGCCGCTCGGTGCGTCCTGCTGGTCCAGGATCGCGTCCGGGCCCTCGGGCTCGTCCGGCTGCCCCGGCATGTCCGGGCCCGGCGTGAACGGCTGGCCGGTGTGGTCCTGGCCCCAGTAGGGCAGATCTCGAGGTCCGGCCTGTCCTCCGGACTCCGGGTCGATGAGGCCCTGCTGGGCGTTGACGTTGCCGTCGGGGTCGATCTCGTCCGGCTGGATGATGCCGTCGCCGTTGCGGTCCGAGACAGCCGGGCCCGCCTGCTGGGTGCCGTCCAGGGCCTGGTCGCCGAACGGGGACTGCGGCATGCCGTTCTCGTCGACCTGGTCCTGGCCGACGGCCTGCGGGTCGTTCGGGTCGCCGGGCATGCCCTCGCCCTGCGGCATCCCGGTGCCGTCGTCGTTGACGCGCTGCAGCTCGCCGTTGTTGTCGATCAGGCTCGGGTCGACGACCTGCTTGCGCAGGTCCATCGTCTTGGCCTTGTCCAGGTCCGGGTCACGGAACTGCTCCGGCGGGTTGATGAAGCCGCAGACCTGGCACTGGAGGCCGTCGAAGGTGTCCGAGTCGCCGCAGACCGGGCAGTTCTCCTCGCGGAGCGTGTCGACGTCGGCCGGGGCCTTGATCTCCCCGAACGCCAGGTGGCGCAGGACCCCGTCCTCGTCGATGTCGTCAGGGTCCGCGAGCCCGGCGACGTGCGAGTTGCCCTGCTCCTTCAGGTCCGGCGTGTGCTCGCCCGCGAAGTCCTTCCAGTGCCCCTTGATGTTGGTCTCGGCCGAGCTGCGACCCTTGCCCAGGTTGCGGGCGTTGGCGTTCGCGTTGGCGCGGTCCTCGTCGCCGTTGAGCCGCTGGCGCACCAGCCAGGTCACCGCCTGCACCTGGTGCGCGCCGACCGGCTTGCCCTCCTTCTCGGAGATGGCGGCGGCCGCGTTGCGGTAGGCGTTGGCGGCGTGCTCGTAGTAGTGCCGCGCGTGCTTGCCGCTCTGCGCGCCGGGGAAGCCCTGGTGGGCGTCGTTCTCGACGTCGGTGATCCGGCGTCCGGCAGCCACGGACAGCGCGTGCCGGTCGATGACCACGCGGTCGCTCATCCGGCGGGGCGCGCCGGAGGCCTTCTCCTCGTCGGTCTGCGGCTCGTAGCCGCCGTGCTCGATGAGGTGGGCGAAGTCCTGCGTCTTGGGGGAGTTCAGGACCGGCTGGTGGTGCTCGCCGTCCATGATGCGCTGCGCCTTGTCGGCGTGCATGCCCATGGTGATGACGTGCGCGGGCTTGTCCGGGTCGTCCTTGGCCGGACGGACGGCGGCCTGCCGGTGGAAGCTGTGCGCCGCGTTGAACATGTTCTGCGGCCAGTTGGTCCTGGGCGAGTACGCCGACAGGACACCGGCGCCCTTGTGCGCGGCTTCCTCGTCGGTCTTGATGTTGGGGTCGAGCTTGGCGATGGCCTTGGCGACGTGGTGGGCGTCGCTGTACCAGCGCATGCCCGAGTCCTTCTCCTCGTCGGTCGCCTTGTCCCAGTGGTCGACGACGTTGGAGTGGTGCAGCGGGACCTGCTTGTACCAGGGGTGGCCCCCTGCAGGCTCGTAAGGCTGGCCGCGCTTGGGCTTCGGGGTGCCGTACTCGTCCAGCTCCGGCTGGGCCGCCTTGGGGGCCGCCTTGGGCGCAGCCTTCTTCTTCGGGGCGGCTGCGGTGCGACGGTTCGCGAACAGCTGCTGCTGCTCCCACTGCGGGGCGGCGGGGGCGGGCTGCTGCGCGCGTGTGCGGGCCGGACGGGTCCGCTGCCTCGGCGCGGGCTCGGCACCGTGGAACGGGCCCTTGGATCCGTCGCCGAACGGGGTGCGCGGGTGCGGCGAGTGCGCGACGTAGGCGGGCACCGAGTCCATGCGGCGCTCGTAGGCGGCCTGGGCCCGGTGGTGGCCGTCGGCGACCTGGTAGACGCCGTGGCGGTGGACCAGGACCAGTGGCGGCACCCCGTCCGGGTTGTCTCGGTAGCCCCGGCTGGCGCTCTCGACGCGGCTGTCCCCGCTGCTGCGGTGCGAGAAGTCGATGTTGCGGGGGTTCACCTGCTGCAGGTGGAACTGGAGGTCGTGGACGCTGGAGTTCTCCGCGTCCGGGTCCTCCGGCCGGTCGTGCGCCAGGGTGTTCGCGGCGTCGCCGATGCCCCAGCCGTCGGCGCCGTCGGCGGCCTCGCCGTGGTACTCGGGGTCGCCGTAGACGTGCGGGTGACGCTCGCCGATCTCGTCCCAGGAGAACGGACCCGTGCTGTTTGCCGTCTTCAGGGAGGCCGTCTTGCCCAGGCTCGGCTCGGGGATCTGGGTGGCTGCCGCGCTCAGGAAGAGGTCGCCCGGCGCCTGGGCCGTCTCCTGCTTCGAGGCGGCCTTGCCGATGCCGGTGGAGTCCACGCCGAGGAAGTGCGCCGTCGGGTCGGCCGGGGGCTCGACGAGGACGCTGTTCTCGAAGAACCGCAGCCCGAAGCAGGTCTCGCGGACGAGCTCGCCGACCTTCTTGCCCGCCGCTGTGGTGCGGAAGATCCGCTTGCCCTTCAGGTGCGGGATGTGGTTGCAGTACTCGGCCGGGGTGCGGGCCTCGTTGCCGCAGGCGGAGCACACGGAGCGCTCGACGTCGCAGCCCATGGAGGTCCGGTCGACGTGGCCGTCCAGGATCGCCTTGGCCAGCTTCGGGAACCTCACGGCGTCGATCTCCATGAGGACTTCGGCCCACGTGTCCGGCGTGCCGTCGGGGTTGCGGTCCCGGTGGAGGGCGGCGTCGATGACGACGCCTCGAGCGCGCCGGACACGTGGGCC